CGCGAGGATGACCCGCGATGGATCGAGCGGGAAGGACCCGCAAAAATTATTTGGCGGTCGCAAGCGCTCGCTCGAGCGAGCTGCGGAGATAACCGCCGAAGCGCCGCTGAGCCACCTTGCCCCCTATGTCGGCCATGGGGAAGCGCGGCTTGTACCTGGCGGCAGGAACGGCCACGAAGAGGGGTGTGAGGGCACCGTTGGGCTTGCGCTGGTACACGCCAGCTGGGCGGTTGCCGCCAAGGGGGCGGCCAATGAAGACGGAGTTGCGCCCAGTGGTTGCGACTTGCCCGCTGATACGGCGTAGCGCTGCGAGGCTTGGATTACCTGCAGCGTTAAGTCGCATGCCAACGCTTGGGACCAAGAGCGAGCCAGCTGGCATGGACGCGGACGCTTCGGCTAGGTAGCGGCGCTCATACCCCTTCTGCCCCCGTGCCCCCCCACGGATCTGGGTACGCAGGTAGCGACTCTGCTTGTCCTTGGCAAAGACGGTGACCTCGAGGTTGGACTTGTTGCCTCGTCGCACCAGGAAGGCGCGTTGGGTGAATGTGGTGGGCTGCTGGAAGTACTGGCGGGTAGCGCCACCCAAGGCAGTGCGGATGTCGAAGCCGGTGGTGTTGAGCGCCTGGCTGATGGCGAACGGCAGCTGCTTGGTCATGGCATCCGTCCAGCGGATGGCCTTGGGCAGCTCGTTCTGGATATCGAGAGAGAGGGAAGCCATGTGCTCAGGTTAGGGAAGCAAGCCGGCCCTAGCCAGTGAATAGGGGTGAGATTGCCCGTCACGCCTGTAACGCTTGTGTAACAGGAGCTGTTACATCAAAACCCTTTGCAGCGCAGGCCCTTAGCCTCCCTTGTAACGTTGTAACGTCTCTTTCTAAAAAGATATTTATTTATGAGTGAGTGAGAGAGAGAGGGGGTTTGCACACACACACCTGTATAAGAGAGAGAGAGTGTTTGGGCCAAAAACCGTTACACCGTTACGCTTTTGGCTAATCGCTTGCGGCGCAATGGATTTCAGCCGTAACAGCCCCTGTTTCAGGGCGTTGCAAAGGCCGAAATCCGTAACGCAATAGCCCTGGAAATGGCCCCCATGCCCCTGAAACGGGTAGCGCCGGCCTTGCTTGCACCAGGTAACCGACCAAGCACCGTTGCCCAACTGTGCGACCACGGCGTGTCACGCAAAATGGCGGCCAACGCCTCTGCGGTGTTACTCACCAGAAGCTGGTCAGCCTCGGGTTCGACCCTTAGGCCATAGCGCTCGAGGGTATCCCTGGCTTGGCGAGTTTCCACGTCACGGTCTGATCGGTGATGCACTGCAATCTCGACCAGCTCGCCAAGGCTGCGGGTGCAGGTTTTCTCGTCGGTCTCGACGCGGACCTGATGCTGCAGGATGCGTTGGATGCAGCGCTGCTCATCAGGCACCTCGGTAGCTTGGCTGTATGGCTCCCAGTTGTTCTGGGCGATGAGCGTGCGGGCCTGCTCTGGCGTGGGCACCTCGCTAGACATGAGCGACCATGCGCCGGCCAGCAAAGTTCCGTACTGATCACCGAAGCGCTGTGAGTCAAAATGCTCAGCCGCGGCCTTTGTAAAAACGCGAATGCTGTTACGGATGGTGGGGATAAGCGAAACCGTGCGCGAAATGAGGCGGCGTGCAATGTCGTAGGTGATGTGGCGATCAAGATCGCGGTCCAGCTCTTCCCAATGCTTAAGACGTTCGGCCTTGGGCAGCTCGTTAGGCGAGCGCAAAGTGAGCTGAGCAAAGCGTGAGCGGTCGGCGCCTTGCTTAAGTGCTGTGGCGATGGATGACATCAGGAACATCGAGCGGATGTTGAAACGGGTGACATCACCACCAGGGCTGCCCTTGAGCATGGTTGCGTGAGACTCGCTGGACGCAACACGAGCCAGCGCAAGGATGTTTTGCATCCGCACTTGATCGGCCTTCTCGTTGGATTCGGCCTCGTCAAAGACCACCGGTAGTGCATCGCAGCGCAGGGTCTGGCGCAGGCCCGCTTCAGTGGTGTTGCCAGCCACGATCAAACCCATGTCACCAAGCAGCACGGCGACATAGCGGTCAAGAATGGCGGATTTGCCCGAGCCTGCTGCAGCGGTCAGCCATGCGTGCGGACGCCATGGAAGGGCGCCGCAGATCGGCGCAAGAGTGACCCATCCGGCCAGCAGCAAGCCTGATGCCGGCACCTCCCAATGAAAGCGCTCGGCCAGCTCGCAGATGGTCAGCGCTTCAGCGTCAGAAAGAGGCTTGGCATTGCCTGGCCCTTCCAGCTCTGACATGCGCTGATAAAGATAGCTGGACTTGAAAGGACGCAGCACAGGATGGCGCTTGCCATCGACCACAAGGTTGTCGCCCAAGTGAAGAATGGTGCGCTTGTCATCCCACCATGCGCCGCGGCCACGAATGCGATCAGGGTTGTAAAAGCCACGCTCAGCGCTGATTGCAAAAAGGGTGGCAGCAGCTTGGGTCCAGTCAACAGCTGAGCGCTCGCCTGGGCACAGCTGCTTCCAGTAAGGAAGCGGCGCGAGAGAGACAAGGTTGGTGGAATTGTGAGCTGAGCGAGAGAGGCGGACTACTTGGCCAGTGTTGTGGGGGCGGTAGTAGTAGGCGTCACCGTCAAAACCGAGGCAGGTGAAATGGTCGTTGGCGTCAAGGTCTGGCAGCTCGGGCTCGGGCTTGGGCTCGGCGATCGGGTCAACGTCCAGTTCTAAGGGTGTCGAGAGGTTGGCCTTGAGGTAGTCAAGCGCCTCCTGCTCTGTCCATGTGGCGTCAGCAAGATCCCAGCCTTCGGGGGCATCAGGTGGCGGCGTGACCATTTGCAGCCGATCAACGGGCAGACGCAGCAGTAGCTGGGCAAGCCGATCCATTGCCTGCTGGCCAACGGCATCGGCATCAGGCCAAAGGATGATGCGACGGCCAGAAAGTGGTGACCAGTCGGCCTTATCAATCGCCTTACAGCCTGACGGCCATGTCGTGACGGTCGCCTTTGGGTAAAGCTTGGCTGCGGCATCAGCGGCCTTCTCGCCCTCAACCACCAGCACAGTGCCTGTACAGGTGCGGAGCTGATGGAGATTAAGCAGCGGTCGTGGAGCTGGCGGTGCCTTCCAATCCCAGCGGTTGCCGGACCACCAGAGCGGGCGGATCTTCTTGCCGGGAAAGCGGCAGACCATAAAAGTGTCGCTGTAGCGCCAGAGGTGCTCGGCGCCCTTAATTGGCGGCTCAGGACGCTGTGGCGCAATACCGAGGTGCTGCTCGATGCGGTCAGCGGCCTCCTTAAAGGTCCAGCCGTTGCGCCGCATCAGGAGATCAATGCCATTGCCGGCGCCACCGGTTTCAGATGGGCCGCCGCACTTGTTGCAGAACCAAGAGCCGGAGCCGTCCTGATCATCAAAGCGATAGCGATCCTTGCCGCCGCACAAGGGGCAAGGCTGGTGCTTGTCGGTGAGCTGATCGCTGGACAGCCCTGCAAGCGCGCCAAGAATTGCCGGCCAGTGGCCGTTGGCGAGATCTGTAATTTTGCTCATGACAGAACGTCGGTGATGAATTGCTGAACGGCGCGTTTTGATTGCTGCTTTTCGCGCTTGCGTGCCGCTGCGATCTGAGCCAAGCGATCAGGCCATTGGCGCTCAGCTTTGTTGAGCAATGGCTCAAGCAGCCATGGGCCAAGCTTCGCAATGCGAGCAAGCTCGAGTGGATCGTCTTCTCCGGTAAAGCAGTGGTAGAGCAGGTCAGGCGTCAGCCAAGCGTCAAGCTCGGCAAGAAAACGATCCCGGACCAAGTTGGGGCGGCTCATCGCGTGGCCTGCTGCATGGCTGCAGCAATAAGCTGCCGGACAAAGCCAGAGCGAGAGATAAGGGCAATAACTGCCTGCTCATCAAGCCAAGAGATTTGCTCAGAAGTGAGATCAAGCGTGATGGTGCGGCGGTTCGCCGGCTTGGTTGTCATGTGGAAGCGCTTTGGTTTCGCTGTGGGAACCCTAGCGGAGTTTCGACCATCTGCAACGCATCCGGCACAGAGCGCGCCACGCCAGCTATGCCACCAGCGCTAGCGACGGATCTAAGCCAGTGCTGCTGCGCTGGTGCTAGGCGGCCGGTGGGGGTTTTCACCTCGATCGAAGTGAACACGGCAAGCTGCTGGCCAACCATGTCGGGGGTCACCACCACCGTGCGCCAGCCGATCAGGTCAGCCGACCCCCGGGCAAGGCCAAATGTGACGAGCCGGCCGGTGCGAGGGTCGGGCAAGCTGCCGACCTGGTTGCGAAACAGGCGAGCATCGGGGCGGGTGCCGAGCGCCAGGCGTATCTGCTGCTGGAGGCTGGTTTCGGTGTTTGCCAAGTCGGGCACGCTGCTACGCCCCATTCTTGAGCTGCCGCGCGTAATGCACGTGCTTGGCCCATGCGACGGGATTGCGCATGCCACGCGCCTGGCCAACGTGGATGAGCTGCTGGAGGGTGCGAGCGCTGCGGCGTTCAGCGGTGCGCTGGCGAGCGCCCTCGCGCTGCAGTTCTTTTAGGTCGCCATCAACCTGTTTGATCTGGCGTGGCTTTGGAGGTGCGCAGTAGGCGCCACAGGTTGGGCAGAGCAGCTGGGGGCGGAATGCAGCAAAGCACTCAGGGCATGTGCGCACGTTGGGGGCGGGTGTGCCGTCTGCGCGCTTGCGGCGCGGTTGGCTGTCAAGCGCCCAGGCGCGGGGGTCATCAGGCCAGCCGTGGCGGTGAACGTTGCCGACGTGATCAAGGATGAGCGCGTGGAGCTTGCCTGGCGCAGGCCTGAGTACGCGGCCGACCTGTTGCAGGTAAAGCGCCTCGGATTGTGTGGGGCGTAGCAGGATGGCGGCGGTTGCACCAGGGCAATCAAAACCCTCAGAGACCACATCAACAGAAACCAGCACTTGCAGGATGCCGCGGCCGAGATCGGTAACGAGCTGATCACGCACAAGGGCGGGGGTGGTGCCGAGGATGGTGGCGGCGGCGTAGCCAGCAACGCGAAATTGTGTGGCGACTGCCTCGGCGTGTGCGGCGTTGCAGCAAAAAGCAATCGCAGGGGCGCCATCACAGAGCCGGCGGTAATGGTCGATTGCGTTGCCGGTTACGGTGGGCCGGTTCATCCGCTCGGCGGCTTGGTCGGCGGCATAGTCGCCAGCACGGCTGGAGATGCGGGTGAGATCAGCAGCGCAAGGCGGCGCGTAAATGCGCGACGGTGAGAGGAAGCCGTCGGCGATTAGCTGCGCCACGGGCGGGCCGGCGACCAGGTGATCAAAAGCACCGGCAAGGCCGCGGCCATCAAGGCGGCATGGGGTGGCTGTGACACCAAGCCGCAGGGCGTCAGGCCAATGGTCAAGGATGCGAGCCCAAGAGCCGGCGGCGGCGTGGTGCGCCTCGTCGATGATGATGAGATCGGGGTGCCAGTCGATGCGCGGAAGCCTGCGAATCAAAGTTTGAACCGAAGCGACCTGCACTGGGTGATGCGTTGGGGGCACACCGGCTGCAATGGCGCCATGGGGCACGTTGGCGGCTGCGAGCTTGGCGGATGCCTGCGCGATGAGCTCGCGTCGATGCACCAGCACGAGAACACGACGGCCGCGCGCTGCTGCGCTGGCAGTAATAACAGAGAAGATGATGGTTTTTCCGCCACCGGTGGGGAGCACCAGAAGGGGCGCGCGTGAACCGCTGCGAAAAGAGCGGCGGAGATCGTCAACTGCGCGCTGCTGGTAGTGCCGGAGCGTGAGAGCCATAGACCTTGGCGTGCCATAAGCGGCCGGATACTAGCCGCCCGAGGGGAGGAGTACTGCGAATTGCACGGATGCCGTGGTAAATTGCGGGAGCCCCGATGAGCTGGTGCCTATGGATAACGCCGACTACCACCGCCACCCGGCGGTTTCAAAAAGCCACTTGGATCAGGTCGCAAAAAGCCCGCTGCATTACTGGTCGCGATACCTCGACCCGGATCGAGTCCAGTTCGAGCCGACGCCTGCGATGCAGGTCGGCACCGCCGTCCACACGCATGTGCTGGAGCTGGGCCAGTGGGATGCGCGCTATGTCGTAATGCCAGAGGGGAGCGACCGGCGCACCAAAGCAGGCAAAGCCGAATGGGAGGCGTTCACGGCATCAGCAGCCGATCGCACTGTGATCAGCGCTGCCGACTTCGAGCTGGTTCAGCGGATGGGCCGGGCGGTTTACGGCCATCCTGCTGCCGCGCTGCTGCTGCAGCAGCTGTCAGGCCAAGCCGAGACCACGCACATGTGGACCGACGCCGACACCGGGCTTGAGTGCAAGTGCCGGCCGGACTGGTTGACCGATGACGGCAGCCTGATCATCGACCTGAAGACCACCGAGGATGCAAGCCCGCGAGGGTTTCAGCGGAGCGTGGGCAACTGGCGCTACCACGTGCAGGCGGCTTGGTATCTGCACGGCTTGGAGCAGGCCACCGGCACGCGCCCGGAGCAGTTTATTTTTGTTTGCGTCGAAAAGCGCGCGCCGTATGCGGTTGCGGTGTATGCCGCTGATGCGGAGATGATCGCGATCGGCGATGCTGCAGCCAAACGCGACCTTGAAGTGCTCGCCACCTGCAAAGCAGCGAACGCCTGGCCGGGCTACAGCGACCAGATCGAGACCATCAACCTGCCGCCTTGGATGCGGCCGCGGCCTGATGGCACCACTTTGATTACACCACCTGAAATCGAGCTTTACTGATGAACCAGTCAACAGCACTTACAACTAACGGAGGCTCAGCCTTCTCCGGCATTCAAGCCTTTGAAGATGCGCAGCGCATGGCCAAGTCGCTGGCCAGCTCGACGTTGGTCCCGCCGCAGTTTCAAGGGCAGGCGGGATTTGCCAATTGCTTGGTGGCGCTAGAGATCGCCAACCGGATGCGAATGAGCCCGTTTCAGGTGATGCAAAATCTGCACATCATCCACGGGCGCCCGAGCTGGTCGAGCCAGTTCATCATTGGCCTAGTAAACGGATGCGGGCGCTTCAACCCGTTGCGATATGAAATCAGCGGCAGCGGCGATGCGCTGGCTTGTTATTGCGTCGCCACCGAGCTATCGAGCGGCGAGGACCTGAAAGGCCCGACCGTCACGATGGCGATGGCCAAGAAAGAAGGATGGAGCACCAAGAGCGGCAGCAAGTGGCTGACGATGCCGGAACTGATGATTCGGTATCGGGCCGCGGCATTCTGGGGTCGGCTGTACATCCCCGAGCTGCTGGTCGGCATCCAGACCGAAGATGAGGTGGTTGACGTGGAACCGGTAACGGTTACTGCGGCGTCAGAACCTCAACGGGCGACGCTGGAAGACCTAAATCAGCGCATCCAACAAAAACCCGAACCTGCAATGGAGGGGGCTTTGATCAATGACGATGAGATCTTCTGAACCAGGCTATTTGCGGCCGCACGAGCTGGCTGAGCGTTGGCTGGGCGTGGTGACAAGAAGCACGCTCGACAACTGGCGCACTAAGCGCCAAAACCGCGGCCCCAGGTTCGTCAAGATCGGCGGCCGCGTGCTTTATCCCGTTGCGGAAGTCGAGGCGTATGAAGCCCGAAACCTGCGCGGAATCCCCAACCATCCACCTACTAACCCCAAACCATGAGCTTCAAGCTGAACCTGAGCATCTTTAAGAGCACCAAACCCGAATCCAAGATTGACTATTCGGGATTTTTAAACGTCAAGGTCGAGGATCTTGATGCCTTTTGCGCTTTTGTTCTTAGCCAAGCGCCGGACCAATACGGCAGTGTGGCGGTGCCGGTGACCGGCTGGAAGAAGCAAGCGCGCAGCGGGCTGGCCTACATCTCCGCAGTGGTTCAGCCGCCGCGGGACTATCCGGCGGAGCAAGCTGCTGATGATGAAGCACCTTTCTAGATCATCACCTCAAGCTCCAGGCGTGCGATCTCGTGCGCTGCAGCCTGGAGTAACTCCTGCTGGTAGTAGGCCTGGCGGAGCAGTTGCGCAGCGATCGGCCCGGCGTCTGGATGCCGGGCCAGCGCGCGGCATTGTTTTTCAATTTGAAACTGCTGCTCTGGCGAGAAGCTCACAGACATCCATTCCCCGAATTTCATTTCTTGTAGGGGCAGTTGCCCCAGTTTGCCGATGAACTGCCCTAAATGCAGCAGCACGCGCCACAACGCGCAAGCAACGAATAGCCGCCCTGTGGACCAGACAGTGCGTAAGCGCCAGTGCCAAGACTGCGGGGCGTGCTGGTTCACGGTGGAAGTGCTGGTGCCGGATGAGTCGGTGGGCTGGACGGCTGAGCACCGTAAGCCGGTGCTGCGTGAGCCGGTGAAGGTGGAAGCGCAGGGGGTGGCACGCCGTAGGGCCGGCCGTCCCGTGACGGATTGCGACTGACCCGCTGGCCAGATGCGCCGCCTATGGGGTATGATTCATGCATCGGAGGCAAGACCTCCACCGCTCTCCAAACCATGACCGCTTCCGCCCTCCAGATCGAACTCCTCGCCAAAGGCGCCTTCATGGTTGACGGCGGCACCACCGCCACCAAGCTCGGCACCTACCGCTTCACCGTCAACTACGCCGGCGAGATCGAGCGCTTCTACACCTTGCAGCAGGTCAAGACCTGGGCGCTCTACAACCTCGACTGAGCCCTTCGGGGCTTTACTACCACCCACACCGCCATGACACACAACCCTTGGATTAATCGCGCTGCTGCGGCGGTGCTGCTTGTGATGGTTTTTGTCGCTGGCCATGATGCCGGCCACCACCAAGCCACCGAAGCGCACACCAATCACCCGGCGTGCAACGCGCCGCTTAAGCCATGACTACCACCACCATGCGCCGCTATTACTTCCAGATCCGCTCGGCGAATGTGATCGAGTGCATCTGGGCTCACAGCTTGACCGATGCAAAAGCTAAGGCCGCCCTCACATGGATGCCTTGGTGGCAAGAGCTGGAATGGCTAAACCCTCAAACAGTTACCTGTGGAGCTTGCGATGTCTGAAATCGTTCCATTCAGCTGGCGCGAGGAAGAACACGCCAGCCGCTACGGCGAAGGCGTAAGCCGACCCAAAGCCGGCAACCGCACTCGGCAGTTTCGGCTGATGGTGTTTCGGCAAGGTGCCCAGCCGATGGTTTGGATTACCCGCGCCGAAAGCCAACGCCACGCGTTGCGCTATGCCGAGGCCCGCTGGCCTGGCGCCGTGGTTGAGGTGGCGTAATGAACCAGACCGCCCTTGAAGCAGCGTTTAGAGACTGGTGGGAAGCGTCCTACGGGCGACCACCTGGCACGCACGCTGTGATGACGCACGCGGCGTTTGCCGCTTACATCCTGACCCTGATGGAACTGCCAACTGAGGCCGACCAATGAGCGACCACATCCGCGCCAAACTCGAAGCCCTAATTAATGACTCCGGCATGTTTCACGCGGGCCAGCAAGAAGAACGCCGCAGGCTGCAGACTCTGGTAGATGCCCGCATTGATCAGTTGCGCGCTGCGCCTGCCGGCCCGCATGTCACCAGCATCTGTAACGAATTACTACGGCTCCGCCAATCTTTTGACCCATGATGACTGCGCCCCAGCTCGACAAGAACCGCGCCGACATGCTCGACGCGCTTTATAAGCGCTCCGGCCGCACCTGCGGCACCTACACGGGCCTATGGCAGGAATTCTGTTGCGATGTCGGCGGCAACATGCGCGACCTTGACTACGCAGACTTGCACGCCGCCTGCGTTGTGGCGATTGACAGCGCCTATAGCCACTTGGCAGAGAAGCACGCTCAGCAGTGCATTGCCGTGATGCGTCAAATGCTGCTGGGGAGCCGGTGGGCTTAAGCGACCGCCGGCCCGACGGCAAAGGCCGCAACTTTACCGTCAACATCCGAATGAGCCGGGAAGAGATCGAGCAAGCGCGCGAGCTCGGCGGCGGCAACGTGTCGATGGGTTTTCGCTGGGCGCTGCGCTATGCGACCGATCGAAACATGCGGCCGATTACCCTAAGCACCATGCTGCGGTCTGCGGCAGTGCTGGCTCAAGAGCTCGAGGAGAAAACCACCAAAAAGACCCGATGAACGACTTTGACCCGGTGAACAGCCCGCCCCACTACCGGCAAGGCAAGATTGAGTGCATCGATGCAATTCGCGCGGCACTGACGCCGGAGGAGTTTCGGGGTTATTGCAAGGGGAATGCTCTGAAGTACATCTGGCGCGAACAGCACAAAGGCGGCGAAGAGTCGCTGTTGAAGGCTGCCTGGTACCTTGCCAGACTGGCGCCATGAAGATTCCGGCCCTTAGCTTGCTCGAGCGCCTGGCGGTGTGGATCCTGCACCGCAGCAGCCGCACGGGCCTGGTGATCGTAAAACCGCGAGACTGCACGCAGATGTCCTACAGCGTGCACCAGGAGGATGCTGAAGCCCAGCAGATCGCGAACGAAGTGTTCGGCTATAACGAACCCGACCCGCCATCGCTGGAGCTTGAGCGGCTGTACCACCTGCCGGCATACGGCGAGGAGCGATGATTAGTCTGTACGGCGGCCGGCTGCTTCTGTTCTGCGATCGGGTGGAGCAGACCTGGCACGCCCAGGTAGCGCTTGGCCCGAAGCCTGAGCACCGGCTGACTGCTGATACAGGCACTGTGCACTTGCCGGATGTGCTACAGCGTGCGGTGTTTATGTATAAGGCCGCCGCGGCCAAAATGCAGGTAGAAGGCCGCGCGCCTATGTGCTGGGATTGCCTGCAGTGGGATGTGGGCTTTAAGCGTTGCGCGCTTGAACTGCCCGAATCTCGACAGAGCGGCGGCAGGTATGCCGCACGGTGCTCGCTTTATTCCCCAGCTGACGATTATCAACCACCAAAGAAGCCTGATGAAGTGCCCTGAGTGCGCATCCCCAAAGACAGAGCTGATTGAATCACGCCCCTGCCATAACGGCAGCCGGCGGCGGCGGCGCAAATGCCTTGAGTGCGGCCACCGGTGGACGGAATGGGAAGGGGAGCGGCCGGGGCATTGCCGCCCGCGAACAATCGCCGCCGACTTCGTGCGAATGGCGCTGGAGCGCACAGACCTGAACAATCGACAGGTAGCGGAATTGATTGGCTGCACCGGGGAAACCGTGCGCAAGATCCGCTGCGGGCTGATCTATTGGGACGTGTCTCCCGAGCTGCCGCGGTTTAAGGAGGGGA